CCGTAGTAACCAATAGTAACTGAACCAGTTGCTGTTGATTCTGCACGCAAACGGTATGTTGGTGACTCGTACCATGTGTATGCATCTGGGTTAACGATAAGGATTGTTCCATCGCCATCGCCTGCGTTTGTTGGATCAACATAGAGGTTAAGTCCTGCAACATTGCCTGTAAGTGATGAAGGTGTTACTGCTCCACCTGCGTTTTGTGGCTGTGATGCTGTGTAGATTGGGCGACCTGAATCATTAAGAGACATGATGTTTGACCATTGTCCTGTTGAAACGACCATGTTGCGAGCGAATGGGTTTGGAAGTCCTGCTGTTGCTGCGTAAACAGAAGCAGATCCGCGAGCAACAACGCCTAGCAATTCTGATGCTGTTGGGTATGTTACTGTGGTTGTTCCATCAAGTGTTGCACCTGAAATGAGAGCAGCGTTTACTGCTGCGTTTGTTGCCTTTGCGTAAGCTGCTGCCATGTTGCGGACTAGCTCATCAAAGAATGCTGGAGATGTACGATCTAGCAATTCGACAGAGAATGTCTGTTGTCCAGCGTACTTCTTGACTGTTACTGACAAGAACGCTGAAGTCTGATCTGTGTCTGAAAATGCTGCATCTTCTGCTGTGTCTGCAACTGTTGGCATTGCTGTGATTTTTGGAATCTCAAAAGTCATACCTGCATCTGGAAGAACTCCGCGTGAGATTGCTTCAATGCTTGGACGGATTGTTGTTCCAAGTGGATTGATGATTTCTGACAACTGGCGTGTTGGTACTAGACCTGCGTTGTCTGTTGTGTTGTCTGCTGCTAGTAGGTACTGACGAGCTGACTCATCACCTAGTGCTGCACGAATTGAGTTTTCAGCATACTTAGCTGCTGTTACTTCAATGCGAGGCTTTGTGTAATATGCTGCTGATACAGTTGGGCGAGCAGTTTCAACCGCTTGTGCTTCAACTGGTGTTGCTTCGACTGCTGAAGTGGTTTCTTCCACGATGGCTGTCTCGCTTTCTGTTGGTTGGGTTGTTTCTTCTACAGCAGATTCTTCTGCTGCAATATCAGTAACCTGAGCTGACTTGAATGCTGGCTCGGTTACTAAACTTACTTCAATCAAGCGAGCAGCAGACACATAAGTCACGCCGTCCTTGATTTTTGACTTAAGGACTTCTGCACCGATGCTAAGACCTGATTGCAGGCCTTCTTCTGCAAGGATGAGAGCTTCTGTACCACGCTGTGAACGACTGACAGAAAATACTGCATCGATTGAGTTCTCTGACTCGCTAAATGAAACCATGCGACCTAAAGGCTTCTTTGTGTCGTGAGAACTTAAAAGTTTAATTGACTTAGGGTCTGAAATCTCAATAGAGCCAGAAGCAAAGATTACTTTGCCCATATTGGTCGAGCCTGCCTCAACATTAAGAGGCACAATCTTGCCTGAGACTGTGCGACTTGCTGAGTCGGCTGTTAAATCAGCCGAGAAGGTAATTACTTGGTTCATTGCATACCTTGACTTCCATTAGGTGTTAGATCAGTCATTTCCATCGCCTGTTCCTGTGTGATGAGGTTGAGGGATAAAAGTTTTTCAATTACTGCGAGTTCTTGCATTGGGTCAGTACGCAAGAAGTTTTTGTCAATATCAAACTTCACTACATTACCGCGAGCAGTAATATCGTCCATAGATAAACGATCTTCAATCGCTGTAATAAATGGCTGTAGAGAAAGTGTTAAAAATTGTTTACGCTCATCTTGGACATTGGCATAAGTCATAGAATTGTTTTGGTCTGCTGAAACATAATAAGCAGGCACATTGCAAAGACGGGCGCATTCTGTTGCCAAGTTGAAAATGGCTTCCCCATACATCATGTCTTTAGGTGAGAATGAAACTGGGTTATATTCCAAAGTAGATGTTAAATAAGCAGTAGCGCGATTCTGACGAGCATTTTTCCATGAAGCAAGTAATCCCTGCACTTCTTTTGGATCTAAATCTGCGCCTGTGTTTTTAATGTAACCAGAAGCCATTGGAGTTGCTGCTGCAATCGCTGCCGCTTTTTGCACATCAATAGCTGCACGAATAGTAGAAGTGCCAGTATTAAGAATGCCATCACTAAGTGACTGGAATGTGATTAGAGAACCTAATCCGTCCATTGGTAATGTTGTTCCATCAACTGCGTAAGATTTAACGAATGTATTAGTTGCATCTAGTGTTGCAGTAACGCGAGAGTTAGCAATCCACTCAAAGCGAGATGGTCGGCCATCTTCTGCATACACTTCAACTACTTGCCAGAATGCTTGACCATAAAACAATAATGAATCAACAGTCCATGCAATCGTTACTGATCTTGGCTGTGAATATGAAGGCTGCTCTAACCATGCAGGTGAGCCAAGTTCTTCATTAGTAGATTTTTTATATAGCTCTAAAGGAATCGCTCCAATAGTTCCCGCTAAAAGATTTCTGCACCTTGCTAACGCTGGTACAGACATCGCTTCTGTTCTGCCTACATATGCATATTGAAATGGCATTGCATAAGGTGAATACTCGCCAAGAACCTGTGGTGCAGCCTGAGCTTGTAATGAAGGCTTAGCCTGTAACCCGAATGTTTGCAAAATGCGACCCATAGACATAAATGGTAGCACATGTCAAGTATTTGACATACCACCAAAGGTGTGTCTAGGCAACAATTTGTGGCTTAGGGGCTGGGAGCATTAACTTGCTTACGACCATTGCTAAACCGATTGGAGCAGAGATGTCGCCTGCTGATTTTCTTTTAATAATTCTCCAAGCCGAATCATTGACCTTAGCTGCACAGTTATTCATCTGTTGAATCAATTCTGCCTGACCATTATGAACGACCTTGTGAGTTACCAATCCAGTCAGTAAATCGCCACAAGCTTGATAGAACTGTTGGCCTGAGACATCCTCGGTCATTACTCCGGCCTGTTTGAGCCTATCGCTAATGGATTGGGTTGCGTACTTGTCGTAGCAGACTAAACGCGGTTTGTAAAGGTCACACCAGCTTTTTATAGCTGCGGCAATTTTTAGATCATCTACTGCGACCTGAGAAGTCCAAGTCTCCATGATTCCAATGCCAATCCTCCCATCTGGAAGTAATTGTCCAGCGACTAAAGATGCATTCCTTCTAGAAGGACTGACATCGAAACCGAATACAGTATAAGCCCCAACTGCTATTTCCAAAGTATTGTCGCTAGTCTCCTCTAAAATGCCATGTGGCCACGGGCTTTGCAATGAATCAATCCACTGGCACAAAGTCTCTGTTCTAGTGGTCTCAATGGGAGCAGTTGCGATTGCTTCTTCGATTGATTCTTTAGTGACTGTATAACCCAGAGCAGGATTGCTAGGTGCTACTGCATCTCGCCAAAACGCCTCTGATCTAATATCTATCTTGCAATACTGCGGTGCAGAATACTCATAGTAACCAAAGGTTTCTGGAGGATAATCCTTAGCTCGTTCGACTAGCCCATTGAGGACTGTGGAGAAAGCATCGCCTGCATTTGATGTCAAAAATGTCTGAGCATTGGCTCTAGCGCGAGTAGTTGGGATTGCCGCTTTATAGCCGTCCTCAGATATTTCACGCACTTCATCAATCCATAAGAAGTCAGCTGTGCGACCACGCGCTGAATCGCGTGTATCTGATACTAGATCAAGGGTTGCGCCATTGAGCAGCTCTATTCGTTCGCCACCGTTGGCATATCGGACTGCTTTTGTCAAGGCTTTTAATTCTGGCGTTGATTCTATGATCCATGCAATTTCTCTAAAAGTCATAAGGGCAGTTGCTCGGTTTGAGGACATGATAATGTGCTTCTTCTCGCCACCGTAGAACATGCCCCAGATAACTCGCACTCTGCCTAAGTGAGACTTGCCATTTTGACGCGCAATGAGCAATAGAGCCGTCTTGATCCGGTACTGGTCTTTCTTATCCACCATCATCATCTGCTTTAACACAAACTCCTGATATGGCATGAGCTTGTCCATCTTCAGACGCTCAATCATTTCAATGACTTCACCAGCTCTAGTTTTG